CTATAAACTCACCACCCATGCCCCAATGAGCCGTGGTCTTATTGCCCTGTCTTGTTGTCCCAAGCAAGACATCATCTTTTGTTCCGCTCCCGCCTGTTATCCAGCCACCGGCTGCGTGTGGCTCGGAAGCGTCTATAATGGCCATCTGAGCTCCGGCAATCCCGGTCACAAGCGCTGTTAATCCGGCTGCTACCGGCGGGTAAGCTGACCAAACATCCCAAATACCCATTATGGCAGATGCCAGTTGAATCGCCGCCTCTGCCATCGCAAAGTTTTTATACATGTTGAAGGCTTTTTTGCTATGCTTGCCGCCTGCGTCCGCAATCTGCTTGAAGATTCCGGTTACCTGACCGAGATAACCCTGGGCATAACCCAGCTTTGCTTCCCAGGACATTTTTTCGACGTCTTCCGATTCTTTCATCAATCCTCGTTCTGTATTTCGGAAGTTTTCTAAAGCACTTGCCTGAATTTTCTTATTTAAGGCAAAAGTTTCTGCTGCATTTCCAGTATTTCCCAGCTCTTTTGTCAGGTTGATGGTTTCTTTCAGGGAGGCATTATAGCCAGGGAGAGCGTCGGAAGAGATGGTTTTGATTTGTCTTTCAATTTTTTTGAAGTCTTTAATGCTTGACTCATTCGCTTTGTTAACATCCTTACCCACAACCTTCTTGTAGCTCTCCATGGTAACAATAAGCTTGGCAAAGGCTTTGTTTATATCACCCATAGATTCTTTGCTGCTTCTTGCTATCTTCCGCCACTTTTCGGCTGTTTTTGCGTCTGGTGATAAGTCCGTCTTTTTGTATGATCCTCCGGCCAGAAGGCCATCTGTTATAATTTTATAGGCTTGAACATCTTCTCCCATTTCCTTTTTGTAGGCTTTTCGTGACTCTGACAGGGCTGAATATATATCGGCAACAAAGTTGGATAGTTGAGTCTTTGCGCTGTAGTAGGACTCTAAAACAAGACCAACGCCGGATGAAATAAATTGCAGGGCGTTAATAGAAGCAAACGCCATTTCGTTGGCCCATTCGTCCAGTTTGCCGGTTTCCATAAGTTCCACAATCTTTTCGTTTATATTCTTTATGGCGAGGGTTGCCACCGGCAATAGCTTTTCGCCGAATATCGTTGTTGTATCTTCGACAAGGGCGTTGAATTTTTTCAACTGGTTTGCATAGTCGTCTTGAGTGCGGGACATGTCTCCTATGGCCGCTGTGGATCCTTCGACCATTAGGGCGTATGCGGCCTGGGCTTTATGACCTGCGGTTAGTTCGCTTTTGGTCTCGGCCAGACCCATGGCAAGGGCCTTTTCCTGAGTAACGGTGTCGTTCAGGACAACGCCGTATTTTTTCATGGTTTCGTAATTGCCGACAAGGGCGCTCTGGATGTCGCGCATGACCCGGGCGGTGGGCATGTTATTGAATGATCCGAGATCGGCGGCAAGTTTTGTGACCTCAAAGGACATGGCACCGGCTTTTTCGGCTGCCATGCCCATGGGAACGAGAAGATCCTGAATGGATGACAAATATTGTTTGGATTCACGCCTTGACATGGCATAGGATCCCACAAGGGTCTTTGCCCATTCTTCAGCAATTTTTTCCTGACCGGCAAACACCACATTAAATTTGCTGGTTGTTTCTTGCAGATCCGAGGCCGGGCCGATAAGCTCTTTTGCGCCCTTATACAGCACTGCTAATGCCGCAGCTGATCCGGCCAGGCCCACTCCAAGACCGATAGCGGATTTCTTTGCAATATCAAGGGACGTCTGGGCCCCTTTTGAAAACTTTTTGACGACAACCGAGCCCTTGTCATCAACTATGAGATCCAGTTTTAATTTAGCACTCAATCGTTTTTACTCCTTGTTTTCTTGAGCTCTGATATTACAATTAAACATTTGTCGAAAAGTATGGGCTTCTGGCCTTCCGGTACCCGGTATATGCCAAACACAAAACCGATGGCATCAAAAAAAAAGCTGCCGGAAGGATCTGTTAAACCAGGAAGCATTTTTTCAAAAAGACGCTTAAACCATTGATTTTCTTCCGTCAGCCTTGGTATGCGATCATCAGGTCTTGGGCATTCATCTACATATTCAATACCTTTACATTTAACAGCGTCGTAAAACCCGTCTTTTTGTGAGCGTCTGCAGATGTCGCATGTTATTCTTGTTTTAGCGTAATGCCATTTCGCCCACTCTTTTAGTTTTTTTCCGACGCGTCCTTTTTGTCTTTAAACTCCCTGCTTTTAATGACAACAAAGTCCGGGATCCCCCCCAGCTTAAAGTCATAAACTTTTTCCTTTACCGCTTCAGTGCATTCAATCTCCCCGCCTTTTGCGTCTACGACACCCTGCCAGCCTACAAGACAGTGCATAAACACTTCCTTCTGCTGCTCACCTGTGAAAACAAGACCCTTTTCTTTTACAATGAGGTTTGATTTTTCTGTCGGATAGGGTTTGATATTTAGAAATACACCCTCTTTTTTGGGCGTCTTTACCATCTCTCCCGATTCAAAGTCGTACCATTTTGGATCCATGGAGAGTTCTGTCCAGTCGATGGTTAAATTTTTCATTATGTTTTTCCTTTTATGTGTTTTCCGTAAACGAAACCATGCCTTGAATTTGAAAAGTTACGGCCTCTTTTACAAGTTCCGCTATGGGAGCATTGACGCCTATTCCTGAGATGGTTGCCCAGCAATTTATATGATCCCCTGTTTGATCCTGGTCGGGGTCATAGTGGAAAAGTTGGAGTAAATAATATTTTTCCGTGCCTTCCGCGGCCTCCTTTAGTGCGTCAAAAAACGAATCCGACCCTATAAAAAAGGCGTTTGCCCCGCCGGATCCACCGGCCATTCCCGGAAGAGAATTTTTCCATTTCTGACCCGCATATGACATGTCGGCCATTTCAAGATTTACGCTCAGATTCCAATCAATTAGATAACCGACTTTTTCAAGGGCAAGTGTGGGAATATAACCATTGTTTCCGGTTGCGGTTACAACGGTAACATTCCCGGTAAATTTTGCATTGCCCCTGACATGATCCAGGACAAGAACTGTTTCGCTTCCGCTGTCCGAAAAGGTAGGCGATGCATTAGGATTTAAAAGCCGTTTCGTGGAATCGGTGATCTGTCCCTCGTCTCCTGATTCCGTGCAGGCTTCGTCTTTGAGGTTTCCTATGACCCACCTGTCGCCCAGGGTGTGCCCTGTAGTGGCGGCAAAGGTGATAGTCTGGCCCGTGTCAAGGGTCTGGGCTGAACCGGTAATACTGACACCGGTTGTGTATTCCCCTCCATTGTTTCTCCACTTGAAGGTGTCGGGTGTTCCTTCGGCGTCAATCTCAACTTCATAATAAGCCGAAGATGAATCATTGAATCCCGTTCCCCAGGTAACGTCGTTAAGACCGGCGCCCTTGAAGCCGTCGGGTCTGAAACGATATATTGCGCAATGTTTCCCATGTGTGGGACTTGTCGGGCTTGCCATGATAATCTCCTTTATTTTGACTTCAGACTATTTATTTATGCTCCATCGGTTAATGTCACCGCACCGTCGCCCTGGAAGCTAATAGTTGCGCTCGCAACACCTGATATGGTTGGGTTCATGGAAAATCCTGTGATAAAAACATTTCCGGTGAACGCATTTGTCGAGCCATCAAGCAAAAACTTAACATCTGTCAACTTGGTTCCCGGAGTGGCCGTAATCAAGTTGTCAAAGAATGCTTTTTGTTCTGTATTGCCTGCCACAAAATGTATGTTGAGAGATCCTGACCAGCCTGCCTGGCCCGGAAGTGCTTCTTTCCAGTCCTGACCTGCCCTGGAAGCATCTGCCATGTCCAAGGTGACATTCAATGTCCATCCCTGGGTGTATTCCATGGCCACGTCATTTTTTTCGATACGGACCGCTTTTCCATGAAACGGGGTTGTGTTATAAGCCATTTTTTATTCCTCCTGTTAAGAGTTAAGATTTTAGATTTAAGATTTCAGATTTGTTTATATTGCTTGCCTGAAATCCTTTTACCGGTTTTTTTCGGCGGTGATTTGTATGTATATATTGTCTTGCCTTCTATATTTAGAATATCTGTTACGGCCGCCGGGCAGTCCATGCAGCCGGGTTCGACATCCTTTTTAAGGTTGCGAAGGCAACCTGTTTTTTTAGTGCAAGAGATTTGTCCAATTATTTTTCGTGGTTTCATTGTTTCTCTCCTCTAAGGATTTGTTATTAATCAAAAGGGTCTTCTCCCTGGTAATATTCGCCTGTGATCTTAAATTCCATTGTTGCTAAAAATGCCGGGAAAAACTCTATGGTTTCATATTCGATATTTAATACGTTTATGGTCATTGCGGCAAAAGAATCTGCGGCGCCTTTTATTGCCGTCTCCACTAGTTTTCTAAAAGCCTCAAGGTTGCGTATACCCTCGTATTCAACTACGTTGGATTTACCTCCGGAGACTTTATCATCGTCAATTATTCCGCAAGTTGCGCCGATAATGTGATCCTGTTCTTCCAGCTCGTAACCGCCAATTTTTCCTATGGGAAATAAATGTACCAGGGGAAAATCGGATGCGCCGGGCGGTTTTCGGGTATCGGTGCCTATATAAACGTCGTGATCCTTTGAGTAATTGGACTGACACCATGTCTTTGTGGCCGCATCATCTGCGGCGTCATCCCTGATCTTGTCAAGAAGGGTTGTGATATTCATATGCGTTCGCCCTTCATTTTGCGTTCAAAGTTGTTTATAATGTTTCTTTGCGCCTTGTTTCTGTATGCATTCCAGAATGGATCGATTATTTCTCTTTTTGGCACCTTAAATGTCCGGGTTTCTTTTTTAAGAAAAAGTTTCCGGGATTTTCTTTTCATCCTGCCGCCCATTGAAGCAAGGGTTTCTCGAAGGGTTTCGCTCATGGTAATGGTCCCGCCCTCCTGCTGGAATTTTGCAATCTTGAGCCAGGACCTTGAAAGGGGTCTTCCCCTTGTCGGATTAACAAAACCGACCTGGAATAACATTTTTCCCGCTTCAAAGCCTGTTTTGTATCTGACCGCAACGGCCAGCCTTTGAAGAGGATTTCTGTTTAGTCTGCCCCTGCCGAGTCTTTTTGCTATTTCCGTGAGCGGTGCAAACTTCCGGCCGCCCGGGGATCCTTCTTTGATTTCTTCCTTCAAAAGCCCCATCAATTTGAAGCCCTCAACTTTTGTGGCAGTCTGGGCGTTCTTTAAGCGTTTTTTGTCGTACTTATCCAGGCTGTCGTGTATGGCCTTGAAATTTTTCCAAACAAGTTTTGCCGCTTTCATATGATGGGCCTTTCATCTCTTGAGACCTTGCAGATCCATTCGCCGCCAAAGTCCCGGAAAGATCTGTTTTCCCTCACACCATCGTCAACGATTGTCCATGTCTGGTTGTTTCCCTCTCCGTCTGTAACGACAAAGGTGTCTCTGTAGTCGGGTCTTGCGGCTACATCTGATATGCGGACCGAGATCTCGGCCTCGTGTCTGACCAGACCGCTTTCTTCCTCGCTGTCAAAATTCTCTGTAATGACAACCGTTACCGACGCAGGGCTCCCGCCGTCGGGCGTATAGGTAGCTGAAACACCAAAAAATGTGAAGTCCGAATCAATCAAAGCCATTTTTTTCTCGGGTTCAGGGTTTAAACCTTGTTGCGGTACCCGCGAACCTTTTGTTTTATTTCGTTGTCTTTGTTTTTTCTGGCCTCTGCTTCAGCTTTCTCGGCCTCTGCTTCAGCTTTCTCGGCCTCCGCTTTTGCTTTCTCGACCTCTGCCTTTTTTTTGGCCTCTGCTTTTGCTTTCGCTCCAGCTTCTTCCAGTATGTACCCAAGACCTTTAGGGAGCTTGCTCAGTTTGATCTTTTCTCCGGCTTTGAACTGCACCGGCTTAATGATTTCATATAGGCCCTTTCGGACCCTCTTTAATTTGTCGGTGCGAACGGCTGCCTGTTTTTCGGATAGACCGATTTCGCCGGTAAAAAGTTCTACTGTGTTTGTTGTGATATATTCCATTTGGCAACTCCTTTTGTTCTCTCGCAAAGGCGCAAAGACGCAAAGGTAATGCGAGAGAACTTATCGTTAATCCTATATCAGTGTTACCAGACAAGCATTTTGCCAGTACCCGTAACCAACGTTTCGCCAGGTATCGACGCCATACTGATGTGCATCGTTGTCAAACTCATACTCACTGCCTTCACCTTTGACCTTGAGCTGCACGGCGGTTTCTTCCTGCCGGATTAAGGCTTTAACCGCGCCGTCGGTGCGGAATACCGGAAACCTGTCCGTCCATGCAGAAAGTCTTACATTTGCCTCAACATCGATGGTGAATTTTTTCTTGGACGCGGTTAAGGCGGTCTGGCTGGCCGCTACCTGCCGGGGTGTGTCAACCGCCTGCAGGGCAACGTTCATGAAAGCGACGGGGACCATGACCAGAAAACTTGTCGCATTTTCGTTCATGGGTTCGCCCTGATCGTCCTTAAAACCGCATATCGCCTCAATGCCCTTTACGATTGCCCACTGCATTTCTTCAACACTTGGCGCGGTCGTGGATCCGGTTACCTCACAGGGCATGGCCGAAATATCGACCGTGATATCGTTGTCCTGTGACCCGCTGTCACCCTCTTCGTGATCGGTATCAAAGAAATACTGACCGTCATAACAAACCGTTGACTCTCCGGCCGCGATGATGGTTGAAAGCAGACTGGCCCAGTGGGCGTTTGTGCGTCTTGCGAGCTCCGCGATCCTGACACGGGCCTGCCCCGATTTATCGCGTCTGAGATCCCTTAGAAGGATTTCCAGGGTAGCTTCATAATGCGTATTTGTAATGATCTGGCTACTTTCCCTGAAGCCCTTGGCGTTTCTTCCGCCGACCCACTCTCTCAATACCGGGGCCATGCCCAGCCAGGCATATTCTTCCGACGCCTGGTCTGATGTGAAATAGTTTGAAAGAGCGCTAACCCAGGACGCTCCAAGATCCTGCGCAAGCGTCTTGTAGAATATCCCGATGATCTGTCTTTCCGTTAATTTTTCGATTCCCATTTTTATGTCTCCTTTTTTTTGGGTTCAAGGTTCCGGGTTCAGGGTTCAAGGTTTCAACCTTTGAACCTTTGAACTTTTGAACTTTGAACCTTTTTATGTTATTCTTTCGCCCAAGTTCCAACTGTCCGGGTAACAGTCCAGCCCGTAGCATCGCCATATTCCAGATCAACCAGATCCCCACGATTTGCGGTTGCTTTTGTGTTGATAAGATCCTTATCGTCAACTGCCGTCAAATCAGTCCCCTGAATGTTATCATTGGCATTCGGGCTGATAGTTATGATTGCAACCCCATAGGCCGCACCGTTGGCAATTCTAAAACCCATCTTCGCAACTGCCGGAAGTGTAATGACAAAAGCATCCGTGTCCACCTGAAACAACTTCCCGGTGTCCAGCGCGTCCAGGGTTTTGTTAGCGGAAAGGGTTTCAGCCGTAAGGCCGTCATGCGGATCAACCAGGACTCCGGCGTTAAATTCAACGATAGCAACCCCGGATGAAACATACCTTCGCATAAAGCCGATAAAAACAGCGGAAGCCTTTAAAAACGTGAAAGTGTTGTCATCCGTGGCATAAACCGGTTGATTCACATCCGTAATCACCGCGCCTGTCACCGAAAGACTAACGGAACCGCTCTTAATGGTCCGAACATTGATGGCCGCTGCGGCCCCGTCTGAATTGTCCGCCTTTTTTTCCGCAAAACCGCCAAACTTATCAACGGAAGTAAGCGGTCTTGCATGGCCGGATGCGATCACAATGCCAATAGCGGCGCCTTCATAAACAATGTCGCCCGCTATTACCGGATATTCGTTTCGTTCCCCAAGCTCATATGTTCTTGGGGTATCTGCTGCTAATGTAGTCATAGGATTTTCCTCCTGTTATTTTGGTTTCAGGGTTCAGGGTTCAGGGTTTTAACTTTTGAACTTTGAACCTTCTGTTATTTTTTGGCTATGATTTTAACTTTTCCATCGTCCGCTGCTTTTGCGTATGCAAGGAACGAATCAAAATCCCCGTCAAATTCATCCTGCAGGGCTTTGTTCTTAACCCATTTTGCCTTGCACTTGTCCTCTATCGGCAGGTTTGGATCTGTTACCTCCGGATCGTCGGCAGCAGCTTGCGCCACGGCAGCCGGAGCATCCGCCTGATTGTCGGCAAGTGCTTTTACCCTGGTCGCTTTTTCAGCTGCTAACACTTGCACCGCGGCCTGTTCTCCGGTGGTTTTGCCATCCCACATGAGGCCGTTAATCAGCTTTTCGTGGCCGGGAATGAGCTGGTCTTGAACAGCCTTGATCCTGTTACGCTCACTCTCCGCCCCTTCCTTTGCGCCGGTTTTTTTGCCCTCGTCAATCAGGTCGGTTACGATTGTCGGATGCTCGGCTCGGATGAGATCGAGCGTGATTTCCGCTATTACAATTTGTTTCGGCATAGGATTTTCCTCCTGTTTTTTAATTTTTCCGGTAATTCCGTTTAAGAAATTTTCCGGAACATTTTTATACTGCGACAAATCTTCAAAATTTGCCTGTATGTTAACTCTTTCGGTTATTTCATCCGCAAGGCCGTATTTAAGGGCTTCGCTTGCGGTTATCCATGTTTCGTCCGTCATCATTTCCGATATTTGGTCGTTGTCCAGTTGAGATTTGTCATGATATGCCGCCACAAGCCCGATTTTTACTTTTTCAAGATTGTCGGCCATTTTGGACATATCTTCTGCGGTACCGATCACCACGCCTGAAGGATTGTGGATCATCAGCATTGCGTTTTCAGGCATTTCAACGGTGTTACCCGACATCGCGATAACGGAAGCGATACTTGCTGCTATGCCGTCTATCTTTACGTCAATTTTGGCCTTGTGGGCTTTTAGCGAGTTGTAAATAGCATTGCCGTCAAACACATTGCCGCCGGGGCTGTTGATATGAAGTTCTATACTGTCAACATCGAGGGCCTGGAGATCCTCGACAAACCGTTTTGCGCTGACACCTTCGCCCAGCCAATTTTGGCCGATATGCTCATAAATCAGAATCTGGGCTGTTTTATTCTTCGTTGCCCGTATCCGGTACCACTGTTTTGTTTGTCTCATTGTTTATTTCCTCTTTGTCTATTCTTCATCAGGATCATCATTTTTTTGTTCTCTATTCCTCTTTATACGTTCCATCTCGGCATTAAACGCATCACCAGCCTTTAAAGTTATGGGTCGACGCGTTCCTTCATCAGCTTTCCAAGCTTCTGAAATCGGATCTGTTATTTCAGGAAAACCTCCATCTTTTCTAAACATTTCTTCATCTAATTCTTGTGGAGTTATGGCACCCGCTCGCACAGCGACACCATAAAAGTCTGCTTTAGTTTTTAAATTTTCATAAAAAGTAACAACATCGTCGATTGTGTCAGATTCTACCGTCTCATTTGTCCCATTGTTTATTTCCTCCAATGATGGTTCAAGACCGGCTTCCCGCCGTTTCTGCACCTCTTTTGCTCGCTGCGGATGTTTTAGACTCCAATCCCCGCCTGTCAGGGCCGCTGTTTCTTCGCTGAGGGTTGTCAGTCCCATGTCCACCCGTTTTTCTGCGGCGTCGACTTCTTTTTTCTCGTCTATCTGACCCCTGGCCGGACCGGTCCACTCCGATCCAAGATATGCCGCCCGGATAAGCGGGTCTCCGTTTAAAAAACCCGGTGCTGCAATGCGACCGCTTGCCACGCCCTCTGTCATCCAAAGTTCATACACCGGTCGGCAAAGCATGTCTGCCAGCCATTTGCGGCGGCCCATAAAAAAACGCCATGCCTCCAGCATGGCCGCTCTGGCTGCCGAGTATGACGCTGTAAAATGTTTAACAAGTATTTCAAAGGGAAGTTCCAGGGCCGTCCCTATTTGCCTGCACATTGCGAGCACAAAGGGATCAAATGATTCGTTCGGGCGTCCTGGATTTGCTATGGAGATGTCCTCTCCCTGTGCAAGATCCAGTATTGCGCCGGCTCCCATTTTGTAGTCTTTGTCGCTTGCTTTCCCGCCTACTTCCGTTTGGGGCTCCATTATACCCATACCGCCTGTGTATTCGGATTTAATGAAGACGGTAAAAAATGAGCCGATAACCGTGGCGGCCAGCTCGGCGTCCGTATATCTGCCGAGCTGTTTTAGTTCCTCGATGACCGGCGCCAGATCGGGCACGCCCCTTGTCTGGCCTACCCGTTTTTTATGAAACAGGTGTATAACGTTTTTGCGGCCTGTTTTAGGTCCGTATGCCTTTATTTCTTTCCATTTGTTGTTTTTGGCATAGATGTTTCCGGGATGGCCTTCCAGGATATTGTATTCGGTGGGTGCTCCAAACTCATCTTTTTGTATGCCGCCTGACAGGGTATCGGTATCACCGATATTGTTTTTGTTGCAAACGCAATCTGCCTCGATCGTTTGTAATTGCAGCCGGTATGGACGATCCTTTTTCTTTCTTACAGGTGTAAGAACAAAAACGTCCCCATTTTCAAGGGTTGATCTAAGGTTGAGATCCTGGATCCCTGCAAAATTCAAGATTCCGGCCACATCGCAATCGGTTGAATCCGCCCATAGACGCCATTCTGCTTCCGTTTTCTTTTCCCACGCATCCGCTTCATCTTCGCTCATGCCCAGGATGTTTCTGTCGATCCTGGAGCGTAAGACAAGACCGGTACCCACAATGCTCGTGACCTTTGTGTTGATTGCACCGGTTGCAAGGGGATTGTTTCTAATTAAGTCCCTGGATCTTTCTCGCAGATCGGGAAGTTCCGCTATAATATCGGTGTCGGCATCGCCCGCGCTGACGTTCCATTCGGCGAGAGGTCGTCTGCTTTTTGAGGCGCCCTTGTAGGCTCCGGCCAGGGCCATAACCATGCGGGCCTTCATCCTTCTTGCGCCCCGTACCGGAGAAAAAAAGGAAACGGTTTTGTCTATGAAATTTTGTTTTAAATCCAGTTCGTTTTTGCGGATGACCTCTTTCATTCCTACCCTACGGGTGTAACCCCTCTGACTGTTATGCCGCTATTTGTGAGTCTTTTAACCTGGTTGTCCCAAAACACGATGTTTTCTCTGATTTCTTTGGCGTTTGCCCTGGTTAGAGAACGGCCGCCGATAGAGTAAGCTTGCCCGGCGGCAACCGCCGCATCTGCCGTTATCCATAAATCAAGTTGTGTTTCTGCCTGGGCGAGTGTAATTCCGGCCATAAAAAAACCCCATGTATAATGGTTGAAAAATTATCACACACTATAACATGGGGTTTTTGGGAAAAATGATGATCTGGTTAAAAAAGGGCGAGAATAATCGAAAAAAGGGCGAGAATAATCGTTGACAAGGATTTTTGATTGCAGATTTATGATTGCAGATTGCAGATTTTAGGGAGAGTTTTTAAAACAAAAATAAAGCCTCACGATGATATTTCCGATGAGGCTTTATTTTTGTTTGAGGATTTTTTAGATCAATAATTTTATATGTTCATCCAGGGTGAGATCTTTTTCGACCGGGCCGCCGTACCAGAAGCCGTTCGCCCATATTTCGAGGCAGGCGGCCTGGAAAATGGTCAGAGATTGTAATTTGTCTAAAAATGTTTTTTTATCAACTTTCCATTTTTCGTCATACCCGTCCAGATCCATGGCGTCCGAACAGTTCAACGGCAGGTGTTGTCCTGCTATGCCGGGTGTTAACATCGTGCTGTTAAATGCATCGATCATGAGTTTTAGCTCGCCGGCCGTAAATTTACCCCTGAGCTCGTGCATGGTTCGCTGAAAAAGCGGCATGAATGAGTCTATTATATATTCGAGGCCCTGATTGAGGGTCCTGAAATGTTCCGGCAGAAATACCGCTGTTTTTTCACTGATTCTTGGAGCTGTTTTTATCATGTCTTCCTCCTTGTTGTTAATGTGTTTCCCCCCTCCGCAAGCCAGGAAACAATTTATGCAGAGAGTGGAGTCCGGATGTCGTTCCTGGCCGCAGTTGGCGCATTTCTTGTTGATATGTTTAGTTTTAATCTGCATCGGCAACCTGCAATTCGTAGAGCCTGTAGCTGCCTGCCGGTAATACTATCATATCATGGCTGGTGTGTGATACCTCGATGTCTTGATCCGATCGAAAATAATTGCCGTTTCTGTACAGGCCGGGACTCCAGATTTCATGAGATTCAAAAACCTCCCATTTTTCCTCGTGATATAACTCTGTGCCCTCCGGTATTTTTTCCGGGCAGAATAACAAATCGCCCTGCCGGGTACATTCCGTGCATTTATGTGCCGAGACGTTGAACAGTTCAGCCATCGCATGAATTACGCCAACGCCGTAATCTGTGATGTTATCATGTTCGTCAATTCCCATCCATTCTTCCAGGGCCACCTCGTGACCCCATTCGTCGCCGTTGTCGTCAATCCCGCAAAGATAGCCATTTCCGGTAGGTTCCAGTTTGTGCCTCCAGTCCCCGGAATATGATTTATATCCGGTTGATTTCATCGCTATAAATAACGCTGCCCTCCAGCGTTCGGACACATCGGCCAGATAATTTTTCTCAAACGGGGGCTTAAAATAATCTTTCAGGGCCTCTTTTGTTGCATTCCAAAATTTTCCAGATGCGATAGCCTCTGTATTTTTTCGAGCGATTTCAGCCTTTTCTGCTTTTCGCTCGGCCAGATATTCTGAGTTT